GACCAGCTCGCGGCCGTACTCGCCGACCGTGGCCCAGCCGCCGCCGATGCCGCCCGCGCCGTAGCCGTGCATGGACCCCATCTGCCCCGGGCCCCGGCCGAATCCCCTGCCGTGGGCGGAGTAGTTGATCGCTGCTGCGATGTTGGCCAGCGGGTTAAAGATATCGTTAGAAGTGCCAGGCCAGTGGTAAGCTGCGAAAGTAGATCCGATTGTTTGAAGGAGCCCGCGACTCGGATCGCCTCTTTGTGCGTTTATGTCAGTATTGTTCTGGGCTCTGGGGTTGCCCCCGCTCTCGCTCTGCATCTGGTCCAGCACCAGGCCGGCGTAGGAGGCAGGCAGGTGCTCCATCGCCAGCGCATGCAGGACCAGGGGCCGCCACCGCTGCACCCCGGAGCCACCCCCGCCACCGCCGAACAGCTTGTCCCAGATCCCGGTGGCCAGGTTGCCGATGCCGCTCAGCACGTCCAGCGCATGACCGCCCAGGCCCTTCAGCGCGCTGACTGCCTTGCCCGGCAGGGACGTGATCCCGCCGATGCCCTTCTCCAGCAGTTGCAGCAGCGCCCTCGGCATAGACCCGAACACCTTCGGGATGATGGAAGCCAGGCCCTTGCCGCTGGTGATCAGGCCCTTGATCAGGCCGCCGACCAGATGCCCGCCGATCCCGGCGAACACGGTAGACGGGGAGCTGATGCCGAAGAAACGCTTCACCGCGCCGATGATCGGCTGGACGATATTGCTGTTCACCCAGCCCGCGATGTTCCGCAGCGCGCCGGTAATCCCGGACAGCAGGCCGCGGATCAGGTCCCCGCCCTTACCTGCCAGGGTCGAGCTGAGATTGCCGATGGCCGAGACGACCCGGCCGGGCAGCCCCCTGAAAAAGGACAAGACGTCGGAGATCCCGCGCTGCACCCGGCCGACGGTGTTATTCCAGATCACGTCCCAGACATGCGCGATGTCGTGGCGCACCCCGTCGTAGATAACGGCGATACTGTGCCGGATGCTGTTGAACTGGGTCGCGACGTTATGGCCAATGCGGATGACCGAGCCGATCGTGTTGGAGAAAATCAGGTCCCAGATGTGGGCAATGTCGTGGCGCACCCCGTCGAAGATCACCGCGGTCTGATGCCGCACGCTGTTGAACTGCGTCTCGACATTGTGGCCCAGCCGGATCACCATGCCGATGCTGTTCTGGAAGATCATGTCCCAGATGTGCGCGATCTCGTGGCGTACCCCGTCGAAAATCACCGCGGTCCGGTGCATGGCCGGGCCGAAATGCTGCTCGATGTAGACCGCGACCTTGGTCAGCCAGGCGATCGCGGTCAGCGCCGCCCCCGCCGCGGCGACCAGGAACTTAACGAAGTCGGCGAACGCCCGCGGGTTGGCGGCTACCGCGTCGGCGATCTTCTTGACCCCGGCCGCGATGTTCGTGATCATGCCGGGCAGCTGCGGGGTCAGTGCCTTGAGGATGTCCCCGAACGCGCCGGCGACGGCCTGGATTGCCTGCTTCACCGCGGGCTGCCCGAACGCCTTGATCAGCGCGTCGGCGAACGCCTGGAACGGCACGGCGATCGACTTGACCGCGCCGGCCAGGACCGGGGTCAGCCCGGCCAGCACCTTGCTGGCGGTGCCCGCGATGCTCTCCAGCACCGGGATGAACGACTTCCCGATGGTGCCCAGGTCCTTGGTCGCGCTGTCTTTCAGGTCGCTGAACGACTTCTGCACCTTCTTGGACTGCAGCGCGCCGGCAATGCCCAGCCCGGCCAGCGCGCCGCCGAGGGCGAGGGTGATCCCGCTAGCCGCAGCCTGTGCGATGAACGGCAGCGCCGCGATGGCCACAGCGGCACCGCCCGCCAGCGCATAGGGGTTGGACAGCAGCGGAGCCGCGCCAGCTGCCGCCTGCCCGGCCCCGCTGACGCCGGCGCTTGCGCCCGCCCCGCCCGCACCGCCCGCACCGCCGCCGACCCCGGGGATCAGGCCGGCGACCCGGGACAGCAGGCTCGGCTTCTTGGCGTCCAGCTTGTCCAGCGCAACGCCGATCTCGGTGATCTGCGCCAGGGCCCGCAGCCGGCCGCCGAGGGTGATCTGCGGCTCGACGACCTTGCGGCCGAGGTCGTCCAGCTTCGCGGTCATGTTCAGCAGCGTGACCCGGGCCTTGGTGTCGTTCATCGACAGCGGGACGGACGCGGCCTTGCGGGCCATCTCGGCGATCTTGCCGGACAGGGCATCGACGTCGATGCCGGCCTTGCGGATGTCGATGCCGACCGGCACGTTCCCGGCCTTGCGGTTCAGCTCAGCGGCGAACCTGGTCCCGGCCTCGGCACCGCCCTGGGCGAAGGTCTCCTCAATCTTGCCGGCCGTGACCTTGCTGCCCCGCTCGGCGGCGTCGTACCCGGCCTTGGTCTCGTCCCTGGACCGGACGGTGACCTCGACGATGTTCGGCATTTAGTACTGCTCACCTCCGCTCTGCTCATCGCGCCTGGTGCCCAGCTCCTCGATCCGCAGCAGCCGGATGATCTCCGTGTCCTCGGCCCGCACCTGGCTCGGCAGCTTGTGGAACTCCCGGCAGATGCGCAGGATCAGCTTGGCTTCGGTGAGTTCGGCAGGCTCTGTGACAAGCTCGCCAGTCCCAACCTCAACTCCTCCGGGGGCATCCCGCCATTGGGTGAGCCGCCGCTCAAAGGGGGCGGCACAGACGCGATCGCGTCCATCCAGCCCATCAAGATCGCCATCGTGAAGTCGATGTCCTGGGCCCGGATCACCTCCGCCGTGGGCTTGAGCGGCTCGCCCGCCTCGTCCTCCAGGTTCCACTCGACGATCGAGGCGGCCAGCAGGTCGAAGACCTGGCCCAGATCCGAGTTCCGGCCGCCGGTCATGTCGCCCGCCAGCTGGGTCAGCATGACGAACTCATCGACGCTGACCGACTTGGCCAGGCAGACGAAGCCCTCCATGTCCGGGTCCTCGAACTTCAGCCGGTACTGCTTGGGCTTGCGCTGGTATCCCATGTAAACCTCCCTGGCCAGCCACAGCGCGGCTGGCAGCCATTGCGCCCAGTGCAGCCACGTCAGGCCCACGTGGGCACGGTGCCGTCGGCGAGCGACCCGGCCGCCGACCAGTTCAGGTCCCCGCCCTGGGCCCGGACCACCGTGTAATCGGTGTAGAGCACCTCGTTGTTCAAGGTGGCACCGTTGACGGTCATCGCGGTCGAGCGAAGCACCGCGGTCGAGGTCACCGTCTTCAGCACCTGGTGCACCCCGGTCGGGTTGTACTGGCCGTTCAGCGTGACCGTGAAATCAGCCAGCAGCAGGATCCGCTCGATCGCCTGCACGTCCAGCCCGGTCACGTCGCTGGCTGCCCGGGGCGTGGCGAACTGCAGGTTGGTGCAGTCGTTGCGGACGTCGGTCAGGACCCCGCCGACGGTATCGACGCTCATCGTGGTCCAGGCGAGGCCGCCAGATTTGGCCATATCGTCCCTCCTTCCTCAGGCGGGAGCTAAGCCCAGGTCGGAACGACGCCGTTGGCCAGCACGCCCGGCGAGGACCAGTTCAGGTCGCCGCCCGCGTCCCGGGTAATGGCGTAGTCGGTGTAGAGCACCTCGTTGGGCAGGGTGACGCCCGCCACGCCGAGCGTCGTGGTCCGCGCCACCGACGTGGACGGCACGGTCCTCAGCACCAGGTGGATGCCGGTGGAGTTCCACTGACCGTTGAGCGTGATGCTGAAGTCGGCGAGTAGCAGCAGTCTCTCGATCGCGCTCTTGTCGATTCCTGTCACATCAGTAACAGCGCGCGGAGTCGCGAACTGCAGGTTGGTGACGTCGTTCCGGACGTCGGTGACGGTAGTGCCGTCGGACAGGTCCACGTTGAGGGTGGTCCAGCCCACGCCGCTTGTTTTCGCCATGACTCACATCCCTTCTAACCGCGGTCCAGCGCGGTCTTGAGCCCGTCCTGATGACAGGCGAAATCGTCGACCCACTGGTCAGGCCGCAGCTCGATGGCAGGCGTGCCGCGCGGGTTGCCCCGCCAGTCGCCCCCGGTGATCAGGAAGTGCTCGGGCCGCTCGATCCGCTTCTTGTGCGGCTCGAAGCACCGGGTGCCGGGCGGGTAGGTGAACACCGTCATGCCCAGCTCGTCGCGGCTCTCAGAGTGAGACCGGCTGGCGTCGTGCCGGGCGTAGTCGCCCTGGAACTGCCCCAGCGCGCTGGTCTCGTCGATGACCAGCGCGAAGCCCTGCCGGTACTTCTCGCAGCCGACTTCCTCGCAGGCGGCGTCCCGCCAGTGGGTGCTGACCGGCGCGGCGATCTGGTAGGACTTGTAGCTTCCCGGGCCCATGGCCGGCTGGATCCGGTTCAGCAGCTGAGCACCGCGGGGATCCACTAGAAGCTCACCGCCACCGGGTTACGCACGAAGACCACGGCAAACCGGGCGTTGGTGAAAGTCCCCGTGCTGGCCACCCGGGTCCAGCGGCGGATCAGCGCGCCGGAAGCGGTCGCCACCCGGACGGCGTACGGGCACATGGCCGGGGTGACCGCCGTGGTGGTCAGGCCGGTGACGTCGGTGTAGGAGGCCGGCACGTCAGTGGTGAAGTCCTGCAGCTTGATGGTGACCGAGGTGCCGCTGACCGAGAGGACGTGCACGTACATCTGCGCGCCGAAGCTCAGCCCGGCTGCGCCGCTATCCATCCCGGCGCTGTTGACCGGGGCTGCGTCGAGCTGGATGCCCGCGGTGTGCTGGGTGCCCCACTCCAGGCCGGTGCCGTTGGCCTGCAGCGAGCAGGCGAGCGACACCGACCCGTCGGTACCCCGGGTGCCGTCCCAGTTCAGCTGCTTGGCCGTGCAGGCCGCGGCCTCGCCGCCGACCGCGGTGCCGCGGAAGTAGGACCCGATCACGTCCGAGGACGGCAGCAGGTACATCCCGGCCGGCACGCCGGGGCTGTACGGGTTGAACCAGGAGGCGAAGTCGAACCCGCCGTCGCGGTTGCCGCCGATCCGCTCGAAGCCGCCGGCCCGCAGGCCGGTCACGTCGAGCGCAGCCGGGCCGCCGCCGATCTTGGACAGCGCGCCGACGTCCCCGCTCAGGTCCAGGCCCTGGACGTAGAAATTGTCCCCCAGGCCACCGGTCTTGGCCATCAGTCACTCACCTCTTGGCTCCACATGTCGTTCACCACGATGGGAATCGTCACCGTCATGACGCGGTTTATCGTGCGGTCGATCGTGACGTAGCCCGCCTGGGCGGCCAGCGGCGTGCCCTCGGCACCGAGCAGGTCGACGTTCCGGGTGCCGCCCGCGCCGCCCAGGTCGAAGTCGGCGGAGTAGGCACCGATCAGCCAGGACACGGCGGACAGCACGTTCGGGTCGATCGCGTCGAACGGCTGGCTGATGAAGCTGGTGTAGACGCGCTGCATCAGCACCAGCAGGCCCGAGGTGCTGGCCAGGCCCGAGGACCGCACCGGGGCGATCCGGTCCACCCAGACCGCGCAGGTGACGCCGTTGCCGGGTGCCGACTTCGGCTCGTGGGCATTGACCGAATCGAAGTAGCCCGAGGCCGCGGCGTAGCTCACCGTCTTGTCGAAGATGGCGGCGATCGCGGCCTCGTTAAAGTTCACGAGTAATGCAATTCCTCGGCCAGGGCGCGAAGCTCGGTGGCGACGATCTCGGCGACTGCGCCCGCCAGGGTGCCGAGGAACGGCTCGGAGGCACTGAGCCCGTTCATGCGGGCCTGGCGGCGCACCACGTCCAGGTGGCTGCCGACCTGGCCGGCCCGCTGCAGCAGCGCCGTCTCCACGTGCGCCACGGAGGCGTCCAGGTGCGTCGTGCGCAGGCGCTCGTCAGCCATCGCCGGGCTCCGGCTCGGGCTCGGGCACATCCCGGATGATCCGGTCCAGGTCCGCGATCTGCTCCTGCCGCCAGGCGTCGATCTGAGCCTGGCGGTCGGCGACCGCCTGGGTGATCGGGTCCGGCTTAGCCGGCTTGCGGGTCACCGGGGCCGGTCCAGCGGGATGCCCTGGGCCAGGTCCAGCGGGCTGCGCCGGGCCACGGCCAGGTGGTCGTAGCAGGTCGGCACCGGGACGCAGGCCATCAGCTGCTGCGGGCCCACCTGCTGGGCCTGCCAGGACGGGGCCAGCGTGATGGCGTCATTGGCGTCACTGGCGGCCGGGTCCGGCCGCGGGCCGCCGTTGCCCTCCTGCTCGGCCAGCTTCAGGTCGATCAGGCACTGCAGGCACTTGCCCAGCATCACTTCGGCCCGGAGCCCGCCTGGGCCTCGTGCAGGCCCGTGTGGGCGTCGAGGTGCTCGGTGGAGACGAGAGCGAAGCAGACGGGGCATTCCTGCGTCTCGAAATGGAGGTCGCCGCCTCCCTCGAAGTCCACGTAGGTGTACGTCGGAAGGAACTGTCCCTTGCGCGGTTCTGACGGTACTGACATTGCTGTCCTCCTGTAAGGCATTCAGCTCGGCTACGTACGAGGCCAGCTGCTGCTCGGCGAACGGGCCCGCTATCGCGTCCATCTGCTGGCCGATCTCGCGGAACGTGTGATAGCCGCGGAACCGGGTGGCCGGGTAGTTGCGGCTGCCGGTGCCCTCCAGCCAGTTCCCGTAGATGATCCCGCCGTCGGTGACGGCCAGGTCGGCGACCTGGCGCTCGGTCTGGATGCTGCTCTCGTACCGGCCGGTCGGGTGCTGCAGTACCTCATGCAGCCGCTGGTGGATCCGGTTCACGGCCTCCTGGGCCAGGTCCTCGCGCAGCCGGGTGAGGTGCTGATCGGTGATCCGGTCGCGCAGGCCGCCGAACAGCGGGCCCGACGTCACGGTGAACTCCGGCATCAGATCGCCCGCGTCCTGGCCTTGCGGCCGACCGCGCCGTAGCAGCGGTCGCGCAGGTCCGGCAGTCCCTGGCCGGGCGGCGGGCCTGGCTGCTGGCCGCCGGAGCTGTCAGCAGGCCCGGAGCTGCCCGCGTACGCCCCGGGCTCCTGGGTGACGGCAACCAGCGACTCGGCCACCGACAGCTGCTTGACGATGCCGGGCACGACCGAGACGGACATGACGGTGCCGCCGTTGTGCGAGGCCGCCGCGGTGCCCAGCTGGCCGCGCAGCACCGACAGCTGCCGCCGGGCCCAGACGGTGCCCGAGGTATGCGCGGCCAGGATCGAGCCGCTCCAGGCCCGCTTCAGCATCAGGTTGTTGCCGAGGATGTTCTGGACCAGGCACCACTCGGTGTCCAGCTGGAGCGCCTCGCCCTGGGCGAAGGCGGTGCCGTCCGGGACGGCCAGGATGTTGTCGGCCATGGACGCGGTGGTCAGCCCGGTGAAGCCCACCGCGGTATCGGCGTAGTGCGCGTCGGTGATGATCATCCGCTCGCTGTTGACGGTGATCAGGTCCCCGGCACCGATCCTCCCGCCCGCGCTGACCGTGATCACGGTGTCGGCGGACGTCGCGGCGGCGGTCAGCGTGCCGGCCGGGGCGGTCTTCAGCCAGTAGCCGAACGTCCCGTCGATGCTGATGCTGCGCTGCGGCGTGTCCGCGGTATTGAACGCGGCGGCGGTGGCGCGGTTCAGCTCCAGCCAGGTGTACGGCGGGGCGTCGCGCGGCGGGCCCCAGAAGATCTCGCTGGCGTCGATGACCTTGCCGCCCGAGGTGACCACCGGGACGTTGACGGTGATGTCGGCCAGCTCGGCGCTGTCCAGCCACAGCTTCCACGGCGGTGCCTGCTGCCTGTTCGGCCAGTCGAAGGGGAGGATCTTGTCCTCGGGGTAGAACACCCGGTTGCACAGCTGCTCGACCGAATCCCGGGCGGCGTCGATGGCGCGGTCGACCTGCTCGTCATTCCAGGCGGCCTGCTTGACGTCGAGCGCGCGGCGCACTTCGTCCCTGTTGCAGTACGCAGGCAATACCAGCGCCATGACCTGGACCTTGCTTTCTCGCCCGAGAACCGCAGACGCGGTGGGACCGGCTAAGGGCCAGCATAGACAGGTCTAGACCAAAGGTATAGACCACTCAGGGCAGCAGCGGCGGCTTCACCAGCCAGGCGTCCGGGCCGATCGCCGTGACCGCCCCGGTGCCCTTCCACTCCGCGAACCACTGCTGCAGGCCGGGCCCGGTGAAGCCGCTGGTGTCCAGGTCGGCGTGGTAATTGCCGGCCGAGTCCTTGACGATCGGGCTGGCCGGGAAGGTGACCACGGTGGTAGCCGCCGCGTCCTTCTTGTACCTCAGCGTGATCGTGCCCGGGTCGGCTGGCACCCCGGCCTGGTTGACGAAGGCCGCCGCGGTGGTGACCAGCGACCCGGATTCATAGATGGTCAGGCTCACGGCTTCCTCCTGATGGTGAGCAATCCCGGTGTCCTGTTCGACGTGGTGACCTGCCCGGACTGACGGCTCATGGCCAGGCCGCCCGAACGGGAGCTGGCTGAAGCGCCAGGTGACCGGCGGCCTGTCGTCACCGGCTCGGCCAGCCGCCTGTCCGTGGTCACGGAGCCGGGCACCGGGGACGATGCCGCGCCGACTCCGCCCAGGATGGTGACCCCGGCAGCTGCCCCGGTGACGCGGGCCGAGCCCAGCGCAGTGCCGCCGATAACCGCGGCCAGGACCCGGCCGGGCTGGCCGGGGACATTCACGCCGCCGGACAGCGTGCCGGCTCCCGTGCTGACGGCAACGGCCGCGGCGACGCCGCTGATGCTGGCCGGGGCGGCTCCGGCAGCGGTGCCGGTGCCGCCCGCCACGGTGACGGCAGCAGCCACGCCCGTCAGCCGCTGGCCGGCTGACGGGGACCCGATCCCGCCCGCGGCCATGACCGCAGCGGCTATGCCCGTGAGCTTCTGGTCGCTGGCGGGCGTGCCGGCACCGGCAGTGACGGCAACGGATGCCGCGACGCCGATGATGTTCCCCGCGCCGCTGCCCGCAGGCGTGCCGATGCCGCCTGCAGCGGTAACGACAGCGGCGACGCCGGCCAGGCGCTGACCGGCTGAGAGCGTCCCTGCGCCGCCTGCAGCGGTGACCACGGCCGCTGTGCCGGTAACGCCCGCCGAGCCTGCAGGCGTGCCCACGCCTCCGGCTGCAAGGACCTGGGCGGCGACGCCGGAAACGCCGGCTGAGCCAGCCGGGGAGCCGGTCCCGCCAGCCATGAGGACCTGAGCCGCCAGCCCGGTCACCGGCTGAGTGGCTCCCGGCGTGCCGAGGCCGCCAGCAGCAATGACCGCGGCAGCGACGCCTGTGACCGGCTGGCTGGCTCCCGGAGTGCCCGCACCGCCTGCAGCAGTGACCGCGGCGGCGACACCCGAGACGCTGGCAGCACCGGAGCCTGCCCCGGCGGCCGTGCCAATGCCGCCAGCCACCGTGACCGCAGCGGCCACCCCGGTATTGCCGGCCGCGCCCGATGACGTGCCTACGCCGCCAGCCACAAGGACCGAGGCAGCCACGCCAGCGCTATTAGCTGCCCCGGCGATCGTGCCGATGCCGCCAGCGGCCGGCACCGAGGCAGCGACGCCAGCGGAGTTCGCTGCGCCCTTCGGAGTGCCGACGCCTCCAGCTGCCGTGACCTGGGCAGCGACCCCGCTAAGGTTCTCGCCAGCCGATACCGTGCCGATTCCGCCAGCCGCAGTGACCGCAGCGGCCACTCCGGTGATGTTCACCCTGGCGGATACCGTGCCGACGCCGCCAGCTACCAGGACAGCAGCGGCCACGCCTGCTGAATTAGCGCTACCTGCCGGAGTACCGATCCCGCCAGCTGCCGTGACAGCAGCAGCAACACCAGCCACCGGCTGAGTGGCTGACACGGTGCCGGCACCGCCCGCAGCGATAACCTGGGCGGCCACTCCGGTCAGATTGACCCCGGCGGATACTGTGCCGACGCCGCCAGCGGCCGTGACAGCAGCAGCTACGCCAGCGGAGTTCGCCGAACCGGCGGGAGTGCCGACGCCGCCAGCGGCCGTGACCTGGGCCGCTATCCCGGTGAGGCCGACTTCGGCGGATACCGTGCCGACGCCTCCTGCAGCCGTGACCTGGGCGGCTACCCCGGTAATAGTCACGCTGACGGCAGCGGCGACCTGCGATGCCTGCGGGACGGACAGCCGCGACCAGGCGGCCGGCGACCGCAGGCCCGGCGGGACCAGCAGCTGGTACGGCAGGCTGAAGCCGCCGTCGTCGACCTGGACGTCAATCCAGTAGTTGGTGGTGACGTTCTGGGTGGTGGTGTACCCGACCGTGGCGCTGCCCAGGAAGCCGCCCTGGATGCCGCCCAGGGCCTCGGAGGCGGTGAACGCGACCAGCGGACCGTTGGCCAGGTTGACCGCCCCGGGATTGCCCGTGGTCCAGTAGCCGCCGGTCCCGCCATACCAGCTGGTGGCCTGGGTGTGGGTGACGATGGCGCGGTAGTGCTGGCCCGGGGTCAGCGCGGTCGCGGCGCAGGCGGTGAAGTTCCACGCATTGGCGGTCAGCGTGCCCGAGGTGGCATTGGCCGCGGTGATCCGCGTCCCGGTCGTGCCGGTGGTGCACGACCACAGGCTCAGCGTGACCGCGACGGTCGCGCCGCCGGACGGGCACCAGAACCAGTAGCCGGTGATCGTGCAGCCCGGCACGGTGACCATGAACTCGGTGGACAGGGAATACGGGTTCGGGTCGGCGCTCAGCACGTCGCCGAGGGCACTCGGCCAGATCCGCCGCAGGGTCACGGGCCACCGCCTTCCTTACAGGGCGGCCTCCGCTAGCACGCCTGGAAGACGAGGAACTGGTTGCAGACGACCGACCCGAACGCGGCGGACAAGGTGGCGCGGAGCCCGATCGCGGTGCCCTGGGTGTAGGTGTTGAAGGCGGCCGTGGTCTCCGGCAGGTTCATGATGATGTTGTTGGCCGTGGCCGTGCCCAGGTTGGCCGTGTTGGCACCCGCGGTGGTCGGGAACTCGATGGTCCCGCCCGCGCTCAGGGTGTTGCCGGTCGAGCCGACGGCCAGGCACCGGACGATGACTTCCCCGGTGTACCCGACGGGCGTGGTAGCCGTCGTGCCCAGGGTGTTCACGCCGGTCGTGCACAGCGTGGTGCCCAGCGTGCCGGACACGCCGATCGCCAGGAAGATGGTCAGGCCGGAGGTCGTAGCGCCAGCCTGAAGCGACCCGCCGAACCGGACGTACAGCACCATGCCCGGGTACCACTGCAGGCCGTTCGGCTGGCCGGGCAGGATGAAGTCCTGCCCGGTAGGGGCCTGCGGGCTGATCGTCGCCGTGCTCGCGCTGGAGGTCAGCGCGGTGCCGTTGGTGGTCTGCCAGGGAGGCCCCGCATTCAGCAGGTTCGTCCAGGTCTGGTACGGCATGTCAGGTCCCCGACCCCCACAGCAGCAGGTAGGCGACGTCGTTGGCGAGCCCGGACGGCATCTCGACGATCGTCCCGGCCCACGTGGCCGCGATCGCCACGAACTGGGTGACCCCCAGCACCACCCCGCGGTTGACGAAGCTCAGCGCGTTGAGGCCGTCCAGCCCCACGTCGATGGTGTCGCCCGTGGTCACGTTCTTCAGGGCGATCAAGACGAGCCGGTCGGCCCGGCCGTCCTGGTAGACGACATCGGCCCCGGTCCCCGGCGCGATGGCGGCCATGATGCCTCCCCTACGGCGTGAGGTCGATCTCGGACAGGCCGGTGCCGGACGGGGTGATGCCGAAGACCCCGGCGACGGTGTTGTAGCCCGATCCGAAGGCGATGCACAAGATCATCGGCAGGTTGACCGGCGCGGTGATCGAGTGGTGGTAGATGATGCAGCCGAAGATGTTGGTCAGCGTGGTGCCCGCCACCGCCAGCGGGTTCGTCCAGCTGTACCGCACCGAGCCCGCCGTGCCCTCGGCCAGGGTCGAGGTCACGTTCGTGCCGCCCGAGGCCGCCACCGAGGTCTGCACGCCGCCGGTCGCCCAGCCGGTGCCGGTGACCTCGTTGGTGTTCGCCCAGGCGGGCGAGGCCGCGGAGAAGTTCAGCGGCGCGGTGCCGTCAGTGCCGGCGTTGGACTGCAGCGCGAGGTAGGTGGCCGCGTCCTGGCCGGTCAGCGCCAGCGTGCCGCCGGTCTGGGCGGTCGCCTTCAGGAACGCCATGAACGTGTTCAGGTACCACCCTGACTTGGTGAAGGCCATGTCAGCTCCCTACTGCGTGGTCACGTCGGTATGCACGGTCTGCGGGTGGATCATGACGTCCTGCCGGTTGTCCGACTCGGTGACCACCGTGCCCAGCTCGTCGGTGACTTCCTTCGCCGTGCGGCCGGCGTCGATCATCCCGGGGTCGTCGGCCGGACGCCGGACGGTACGGACCTTGTTCTT